AGAGTAATTCGAGATGATATGATTGTTGGTACTAAAACAAGAGGTGGCGATTGTCTGATTAGCACAATCAAAGAAGATACTATTGCGTATGTTCAACCACGTACTGGTTTAGCCGGTGTAAGTATATTAGATGCTGCTAAAAGGCATAATAAAAAAGTACGTTTGTATATGCCATCTAGTAAAAAGATTTCGCATCATCAGGCTTGTTGTATAGAACAAGGAGCTGACGTAAGCTTCCATAGAATAGCCGCAATGCCAAACTTAAATAAAATAGCACTAGAAGATTCAAGGAAGCAAGGATATTACTTTGTTCCGCTAGGTTTAAAACATGAAATGGTTACTGCTGGCATGGTCAAAGTTGCTAGCGCAATCCGCGAACCAGATGAAGTATATGTGGCCACATCAACTGGAGTACTTACAAGAGCTTTACAGATTGCATGGCCAAATGCTAAATTTACTTCTGTTGCGGTATCAAGAAATATGAAAGCCGGTGAGCTAGGTAGAGCTGAAGTTATAAGTGAACCTAAAGCTTTTACTGCTTCTGAGAAAGCAGAAAACCTACCTCCATTTCCTTGTATTGACACTTATGACGGTAAAGTATGGAAGTTTATACCAAAGAATACAGGAAGAAATATATTATTCTGGAATGTAGGTCCTGAACCTACATTAACAGATGAAACACTATACGAGACAGTTGATAGTTATAGAGATTGGGACAAAAATTTATGATAACAGGAACATTTAACAAAATACCAAAAAAGAAAAATAGCCACGGTTATGGATGGGCTAGAACATGGTCTGAGAATTTAGACGTTGGAATTAACCACGAAGGTGATCTAGTAGATGTATTATATTTAGATCATGGAGTTAATTTTGGCGGTTCACTTAATTTATTTGGCGGATTTACCGATGACCTTGAAAAAAGGATAAATAATTTCTTAGAAGCAAGATTAGTATATTCACTAGATATTGACATGCCAGATTATGGCGCAATGCTTAAAAAGCGTAAAGACGTATTAGACAAGGATTGGTGTGATAAAGTATCAGAAAAATGTGCAAACGCAAAGAGATTAAAATCTACAGACATATCAGATCTACATTGGCTAACAATTGGTGATTCGCATACCGCGGCTTATGCTAAAGAAAGATCAATGGTAATCAAAACCGATGGATTAACTCTTTTCGGACAGACAAAATCAAACTTTGAATATGTCACAAATCATATTATGGAATGTATGCCAAAGGGTGTAACTATGTCATTTGGTAATATTGATCTCAGGCATCACGTTTGCAGGCTAAATATCGACATTGAAAAAATGTTAAAGGCATGGAAAGCGTATGGTAAAAGTTTAGAAGACCGTGGTATTAGAGTCGAGTATTCTACTCCATGGCCAATAGAATTCGAAGGACGTAAACTTCCTAAAACGGGATATTATAAAGATCAACCTTTTTGGGGTTCACGTGAAGAAAGAATCAACGCTCTTAATAAATGGACATCTATTATGGATGATTTAGATATGAAGAGAGTTGTATATCCTAAAGATTGGCTCACTATGGATGGTGAGAAATATGCCAAGGATATGATGGAAAGCGTCTCATCTGTACACTTATCTCCTGAATGTTATAGAAGAAAAGATTGGGGAATTAACTGTGTACAATTGAGTGATTTCATGTTATAATATACCCATTAACTATTAAAAGAGGAAATATGCCAAGTATTAATTTAAAAGCCCAACCAAGGAAGTTCAACAAAAATCGGAAAGGGAAACGAGACAATCGTCCACCACAAGATATGCCATTTGAAATTGCCTTAAGGAAATTTAAGAAAGCTGTAGAGGCTGCGGGCATCATACAAGATGTACGTAAAAAAGAGTTTTATGAAAAACCTACAGCAAAACGCAAGCGCAAAAAAGCCGAAGCAATCGCTCGTCATAAGAGACAACTTAGATCTCAAGAACAAACACAATTCGGCAGGAGAAAAAGATAATGTCAGTAATGGATAAATTAAAAAAGAATTCGAAGATTAAAACTTCGGATGTTCTATCTGATTCAGTATTCTTTAGTGATAAAGAAATGATTCCGACAGAAGTTCCTATGATCAATGTTGCTTTATCAGGAGATCCAGATGGTGGATTAACTCCTGGTTTAACAGTATTGGCCGGTCCTTCAAAACATTTTAAAACGTCATTTGCTTTATTGATGGCAAGTGCGTATTTAAAAAAGCATGATGATGCAGTATTGTTATTTTATGATTCAGAGTTTGGTTCACCACAATCATACTTCGAATCTTTTGACATCGATACTGGTAGAGTTTTACACACACCTATTACAGATGTAGAACAACTAAAATTTGATTTAGTAAGTCAATTAGAAAATATTGAAAGGAACGATAAGGTAATTGTTGTTATTGATTCTATTGGTAATCTAGCTTCTAAGAAAGAACTAGAAGATGCACTAAATGAAAAGTCAGTTGCAGATATGTCAAGAGCTAAAGCACTCAAAGGATTATTCAGAATGGTCACTCCTTATCTAGCCATGAAGAATATTCCTTTGCTTGCTGTTAATCACACTTATCAAGAAATCGGTTTATTCCCTAAAGCGATAGTATCTGGTGGTACAGGTATTTACTATTCGGCGGATAATATTTGGATTCTTGGAAGACAACAGCAGAAGCAAGGCACTGAAATCAAAGGTTACAACTTTGTAATTAACGTCGAGAAATCTAGGTTTGTAAAAGAAAAATCTAAAATTCCTATTACAGTAACTTGGGAAGGTGGTATTGCTCCATATTCCGGTTTACTAGATGTAGCACTAGCTGGTGGATACGTACAAAAGCCAAATGTAGGTTGGTATTGTAGGGTAGATACTGAGACTGGTGAACTTGTACAACCAAAAGTAAGAGAAAAAGATACTCTAAGTGAAGAGTTCTGGAAACCTATTTTTGAAACAACTAATTTCAAAGAGTTCTTAAAAGGCCATTACCAAATCGGTCATAAACCACTCTTAGATGTTGAACTTGATATAGAGCAAGAAAATGGATAGTCATTTTACTACACAAGAACATCCAGGCTCTGACTTTTATGCTATTCATTTAAATGAGAATTCACCATATCCTGGTGTTAGATTCATTTATGGAACGGTGTCTATTAAAGAAAGTCCTGACCTGGATATTGCTACGTTATCATTTACGTATAATATAAATGATCCAGGTGATTTTGATCACGACACATTGAAAGAAGACGAGAAGTTTAACAACTATCTCGGAGATTTATTAACACATATTATTGAAGAGGGAACAACACAACGTGCAGAACGAGATACCAACACACGTACTGAGCCATCTACTTAACGACGAGCAATACTGCAGACGCGTAATACCATATCTTCAAAAAGAATATTTTGAAGGTTCGCATAAAGTAGTATTCGATCTTATAGTAGACTTTGTATCAAGACATAATAAACTACCAACAGGTAGAGTATTAGATATTGAGTTGCAAAAGGTTTCAGCTCCAGAAGATGTACTGAATCAGTCATCTTTATTGATTAATGAGATTAACGGTAAAACTGATTTAGATACAGAATATCTTATTAATGAAACGGAGAAGTGGTGTAAAGACAGAGCCGTATATCTTGCGATTATGGATTCTATTGGTATTATTGATGGTAAAGATAAAGAAAGAAGCGAAGGTGCTATTCCAGAAATACTATCAAATGCATTAGGTGTTTCTTTTGATCAAGCCATTGGTCATGATTATATTGATGATTCTGACAGTCGTTTTGATTTCTACAACAAGACTGAGGAACGTATTCCATGGGACCTTGATTATTTTAATAAAATTACAAAAGGTGGTATTCCAAACAAAACTCTTAATGTATGTTTGGCTGGCACGGGTGTAGGTAAATCTTTGTTTATGTGTCACAATGCCGCTTCGGTTTTGCAGCAAGGTAAAAATGTTTTATACATCACAATGGAAATGGCAGAAGAAAGAATTGCAGAGCGTATTGATGCTAATCTCATGGATCTACCAATTCAACAGCTAGAGTCATTGCCAAAAGATGTGTTCTCTGAAAAGATACAGAAAATTGCAAAGGGAACTATTGGTAAATTACTGATTAAAGAATATCCAACTGGTGCTGCGCATTCTGGTCATTTTAGAGCTTTGTTAAATGAATTAAAGCTTAAAAAGAAGTTTGCTCCAGATATTATATACATAGACTATTTAAATATATGTTCATCTTCTCGTATGAAAGCAATGGGCGGTAGTATAAATAGTTATACCTACATTAAAGCTATCGCAGAAGAGTTACGTGGTTTAGCAATTGAGTTTAATGTCCCTATTATGACAGCAACTCAAACTACACGTTCAGGTTTTAGTAACACAGATGTGGGTCTTGAAGATACATCAGAATCTTTCGGTTTACCTGCAACTGCCGATTTGATGTTTGCATTAATAGCGACAGAAGAATTGGACGAGTTGAACCAGGTAATGGTAAAACAACTCAAAAACAGATATAATGATCCGACCAAGTTTAAGAGATTTGTTGTCGGTATCGATCGTGCAAGAATGAAATTGTACGATGTAGAGGAATCTGCTCAATCTGATATTATGTCAGATATGAGTATCCCCGATAAACCCATCGCAACGTGGGGGGATAATGAAAGGAAAGACACGTTTGCGGAATTTAAAGTATAGGAGAAATATATGTTAGATTGGATAAAAGCTAGATTGGTTGAAAGAACTTCACATGATGGTATTGCATTGATCGTAGTTTGCGGTTCAGTGGTATTATTTGGAGGCTTAGCTAAGTTGTTAGCTTGGGTCGGTTTAGGATATGGCATCTACACATTGGTGAAGAAAGAGGGCTAATTAATGTTTAAAGTTCGTGTTGTTTCGCACAGCAAGCCAGCAATTGGCGTTGAAATGAAAGATGATTTGTTACAGATGGTTGCTTACTGCGCCAGAGTATCAAATCCAAGCAATCAAAATAATGAGGAAACCGCGGAAAAATTAGTCAAGTATTTGATTAAACACCAGCACTGGTCACCTCTCGAGATGGCCAGTGTCTGCATGGAAATCGATACTACTCGGGATATCGCTCGACAGATTCTTAGACATCGATCTTTTTCGTTTCAGGAATTTAGTCAGCGATATGCTGATCCTACTAAAGATTTAAGTTTTGTAACTAGAGATGCTAGATTGCAAGATGATAAGAATCGTCAAAATTCTATTGATGTCCCTATGGAAGATTCAATCCATCATATTTGGGAATCATATCAAGAAGTTATTATTGAACGTTGTAAACACGCGTATGAATGGGCTATTAATGCCGGCATCGCGAAAGAGCAGGCAAGAGCAATTCTGCCTGAAGGTTTAACAATGTCTCGTATGTATGTAAATGGCACATTAAGATCTTGGATACATTATATCCAACTAAGAGCAGCCAACGGAAC